ACGAAGTTAAACATTACCATACGGTCTAGGTTTAGTTTTGAAAACGAATAATTATCGCTTAGACGATCTCCGTCTCGTTCTGCTTCCATCTGTAAGAATGCACTGTGGCACAGATCATCATCTTCGTGTGTTCTTATGCCATTGCGTATGTATGATACTATTTTCAATTAAGAACCTTCTCAGCATGCTTCTTAAACGCATGAAAGTCTATATGGGCAGGGATATTATTAAATCGTACACAGAATGCCAGTCTTGGTGCTTCCTGTACCTGTACACCGTGTAGAACATCAGTATCTAGCATCACACACCCACTCTCTTCGTTCACATGTATGTGTCCCATCTGTCGTTCTTTGTTAAACTCTAGGTCATACTTGAGCTTAGGACGAAATTCGTGATAGTAATACTCGTCTCGGCTGTTCCTCTCAGGTAACCAAATCTCTTCTGGTCTGGGTTCATAGTAATCTATACGAGATCTACCAGCCACAGGTAGAATAAAATTAAAATAATTGGGGTGTTCTAGCTTAGGATCTAGGTCTGTATGGACATATAGCTCTTTGTTTACGTCATCAGAGAATTTAAAGCCTGTGGATCTCATTTGAAAGTGGGGATGTACCTTCCTCATGATCTTCATAAAGGGTTCAAAGATAGCGGCATTACCATTGTCTTGATCTGCTAGATCTCCAAGGACATAGGATTGCCATCGTGTCTTACCAAATACATTGTGATAATCATGACTATGACAACCAACCAATGCACGTGCTTCTCCCTTACCTAGGTTTGTCTCCTTGTCAACGATCTGTTCCCACATAGACAATAGGAGATCTCTGTAGCTTGGTATGTTAATGTACTCACAAAGGCCATCGATCTCGTCATCGAAATCACCAGCATCTATCAGTAATCCACCTCTGTCTTTAGCCATTGTCTGTTCCATTCTTCGTATTTGTTTTTAAAACTATTCTTACTGTTAGGTTTATAGCTTAGAAAATTATTTATCCTATCGGCGGCTTCTTTAAACGGCTCAGTATTACCTGGGATAACCGTCTCCCACCCATAGTTAAACACCTCAGTATGTATTACATTAGCCCCAAGCTTCTTAAAGATAGCCTTAGTACCGTCCATATGCCTCTTCCCACCCTCAGATCCACTGGGAGTAAAGGTAAACAGCATCACATGCTTATCAGACCATGGATAGCCTTTACCATGATCAAGGTTCATATTCGTTGCAACAACAAACCAATCAAGAAGGTTCTTAGTCGATGCACTCATCATTCCAGTGAACTCAGGTATGGCAAAAATAAATTTATCAAACTTAAACATATGATCTAAGAGACGTTTGACTTCGGGTGGTACATTACTATCCATACCATTTACATTCACAACAGGAAGGTTATAGTTACATAAACAATCTATGAAACCTAGGTCTACACTCTCATTGAGTACCAACAGACCTCTATGATTAAGACTATCAGGACATGCGCTTGTACTAAGACTTAGGAGTGACATCGTATAATACTCTCTTACCAGCAAATATAGGCAGATCTAAGTAGTGCTCGTCCACCTCATAGTCTTCTTGAAGGAAGTCCAATCCACCGTTTGTTATTGTATTTAGGATAAGCCTATCGTCCCAATGTCTTTGGAAGTGATATGGCTCTTGGATAATAGCGTTTTTGCACCGATGCCTAAACATAAAGTCATCAAAGAAGTCAGCACGTTCTTCATCGTCCTTTATATAGAGTAGAACACCACTGAAGACGATTACATCAGGTTCAAAGTCAGTAGAGAAACCTTCCCATGACGTACACTCATAGTTGATGTTATCATAGTCTTTCCACGTCTCAATAGCGATATCAATAGGCTCTTGACTCGTATCAAACCCAAAGTATTCATAGTCAGTATACTTTAAATTTTTGTGTAGTATTTTGTTAATCGGACCGTGTCTGCATCCCACGTCTAATATTTTTTTATAACCAGCCTTCTTAATGATCCTAGCTTGTTTCTCGAACAGTGGATATGCCTCATCTGTGTCTAGATAGTGCATATCTTCCATGAGATAGTCTTCTTTAAGAGGCACAGGTACTTGTTCATTGGCACCCAACGCCAAGGCATCTAGCTTATGGATCTTAGGCCATGGTATAGGTCTGCCTGTGGACTTCTGTTTCACGTGAACACCACAGGAGTATAGTTCTCTACAGTATTAGAGTAATCAAATGCAGTTCTCCATAGCTCTCTGTCCTTATCCTTTACGGCAGAACGTCTATGGGATGTCAGCAATTGATCCATGAACAACAGATCACCATCACGGAATACATGGTGGAACATATACTTACTTCGTGTAATGGTATCATATAGCTTATCTCGAAACGCTTGGAAGTCTTCTACCTCTCTACCATCCTCATAGAATGCTTTGTACAGATAGATGAACATAGGATAAAAATATTCAGAACCATCAACAGGGTGACGTGCCACAAGAGGTCTACGATCAATCGTTTCCTTGTAATGTTCCTGTCCTGTTCTAAATGTATTCTCACCAGAAGCATTATATGCCTTAGAGTAAACACCATCATCACGCCAGATCTGTGCACGACCTCTCTCGTTATTAAGATTGATATAGATCCCTCGGTAGTATTCCTTATCTTCTTCGGATAGTTCTTGGAATGCCGCTCTTTGGTCTACAATAGAAAGCACGGTGTCAACACATCCTTTCTTACAGTATAGACCAACACATATCTCATCAAAATTATATCTACCAGTTCCGTTGGCATGCCACTCTAACTCAGTAGGACCGAACATCCCGATAGCCTTACCATCAACAACCTTACCAGACACAATAGAAATCTGTGGGCTGTCCTTGGGGTTCATAAAATAATCTAGCTCTTCTACCTTACCCATCCTAGCACATACTTTAGCTAGTTCTTGACGTGTCAGGTTCTGATCATGTAGTACTGTAGACCCATCAGCAACAATCTTCTTAACGAGATCTATGTATTCCTCGTCTGTATAATCTAATATTTGCTTATCCATATCAAACTCCTTCGTCATATATAGTGGTCAAATAAAGGGGTGATGCATATCCTGGCACTGTCATTCCATCTCATACGTCTGCGTTTCTCATAGTAATCATCATATGTTGTAGCCAAATAGAAACAATCCGAAGGTGTTAGGTTGTATTCGTCACATATTGATAGCTGTTTATCCCTGTGCCTGTTGTACATCTCATCAACCTTAAAGTTAGACATAAGAAGAGAAGCAGTCTTTACCGACCCATAGTTCCAGTTCTCAAACTCTTTAAGGGTGTGTAGTATAGAATGGGGTTTCTTTGTGTATACAAATCCAATCCTTTGACCAACCACACCAAAGCCCTTACTGAACGAGAAAAAGATTTGCTCAGTATTAGACGGTACTTCTATTTTTTTAATAGGTGTGGATGATACGTATGTGCAGTCAAGAATAACAGGGGGTTGGTTTTTCCATTTGTGCATATTGGGACTGAAGATATTACCATCAGCACTAGATGGGTTGGATACATATAGAGTTTGGTTAGGATCTACAGATGCATTTAAGGCGGCTCTATGGTTCTTCATGTGCTGTCCCTCGACATCACACATGCTTCGACCCTCAATACCAATCATATCAGGATATTCGTATTCACCCTCAAACTTCTGCCATTCCTTACCATGCATCAGTCTCCAGTAGTGTATAGCATCAGTAGCACCATTAGTAACATAGCAATAAGGAAAGTCGGATAGATCTACCATATCCTTTACCCAATTTCTATGAAGTGATTCGGCTATGTTTAGGTCTTCGGTAGCTTCTCCGCTTCCACGTCTGTAGTATGTATCAGATACCTTTTGTTCTGAAAGCAAAACTAAAACGTCTTTATGGCAAGGTACTTCTACCCAAGGGTTTGCTCTTAATAGTCTTCTATACCTTTGAATAGTCACCAGCGGCTCTCCATAACATACGGTCACCCATCACAGGAGTTCTCCTATGGAGTGTTGTCAACTGATCCATTAGTAACATATCACCCTTTTGAAACACATGATGGATCTGATACTTGCTCTTAAAGATAATAGGCTTAAGTCTCTCTATAAGCTCTTCATGATCGATCCGTGTCTTACCATGCCATGCTCTACAGATAAAGTGGTAAGGAAAATAAAAATAATACTTGTCCGTGTGGGGATGTCTTCCTACCAATGGTATGATAGATCCTTTGTTCTTACTCATAAACTCTAGTTCGGGATCATCTTCATCTAGCTCATACATTGTGTTATTCTTAAACTTAAGACGTATAGTGATGTTCTTAAAGTACTCTTGATCCTCATCAGATAGATCATAGAAGGGTTGTGACGTGTTACATACCGATAGAGTAGTGTTAGGATCTCCGTCCACACAGTATAAACTGATAAGAATCTTGTCTATCTTATGCCTAGAGTTTCCATTAGAGTGCCATCCTAGCTCTCCACCACCAAACATACCTATCTTATCACCACTCTCAGTGCGTCTGTCTGTTACATAGAATAGTTCTGGTACTTCCTTAGAGTTCATAAACAGTTCATGTCTCTCTAGTTCACCAAAGCCTTTCATGTAGTCAATGTAAGATTGCTCGGTATGCTCTAGTTCATGAAAAATTTTATATCCTTTTATTTGCACTTCTCGTGCAACAGGCCACATATGGGATCTAGGATATTCTGGTTGGTTATCACAAGTCATCTGTACCATCCAAACTAAACATTAAGGCAATTCTAGGTTTGTCACTCATATTGACTACGGCATGGGGGTATCCGATGTTTAAAAAATAGGCAGTTCCACAGTTAAGGTTATATGCCTCTAGCTTACCATCTCGTCTAAACAGATTAACGGCGTTATTATCACCATAGATGGGTACAATACAACGTACCGCATAGGATACATCATAGTCCACATGAAATGGAATAGTCTTTGATGGAGCAAGCTTTGTGATTCGTATACGAGATGCAGGAGCCTTACACTGTGTTACCACCTTTTCGAAGTAACTATCAGTATATTCACTCGTTGTTACATTATACAAATGCTCTTCCCTACGCTTCAATCGTTCTTTAATAGAAGCCGTGTGTGGCAAGATCTCACTTGGTGTTGTGAGGTTTATCTGTTCAAAGTTATCATAGACATCCTTAACCAACTCTTCGTGGTTCATACAAAGCCCTGGATTAGCAGTTCGTACATCCACAAACTTAGATGCTAGATCATCAGTAGCTTTCCTTAATGCAGATAAGTCTATATCTACGTTCAGCTTCATTATACTTGGTAGTTGGTTCTTTTTCATTTAAACAATCTCTCTGCAATCCATCCGCCTGTGTCATACTTATGTAGGCGTACTCTTTTCCAGTTATCATGATGATTCTTGTGATACCCTTCACCTGCAATAAAAAAATTCAACCAAGGAACGTTTAAAGCACCATTGGCATGTGCAACAGTGTTTAATAGACCGAAGCCCACCTTAGCGAATATGAATGGGATTAGAGCAAACCCTATAAAGAAGTATGGGGATATCAGATATGACACTACCCACACACATGCAACTATCTTAAACCAATGCTTATGGCAGAACACAAGCTTTTTGTTTTGATAAAGATCTTTGGCATACTTTGATGGGATACGTGGTATAGTCCATATCGTAAATAGAACCTTCCAATAGCCCACGTGTTGGGGTGCATGGGGATCCTTATCCGTATCAGAGTGGGTGTGGTGCATCCTATGAGAAGCAATCCAACCAATGGGTGACCTAATGACTGCTACCATAAGCATAGCCAATCCCATAGTCTCAAACCATGGTGGCACCTTAAACTGATTATGGCAATAATGTCTGTGTAGCAGAATACTCGCACCAAAATGCGATATGATCTGACTCCATATAAGCCCACCGATGATCGACATCGTTAACATAAGTTATCCTTTATAGATGTTTGTTATCACAGTTTCAAACTGCTCTACCTTATCTAGGCGATTAGGCCAGAGGATATAATCTTTCTCAGGGTTCTTCTTTAAATTAGTCAGCAAAGGAATAACTGCATTATACAGTTTATCCAATCGCTCTTGTGTTGTGTTGGCTTCTTCTTTAGCCTTTGTAGCTGTTGCAACAGCCTTTTGTGAATACTCTAGCTCGTCTTCAGTGACTGCCGTAAACCCAAAATCAAATATGTCGCTCATGTCTTTCTCCATGGGATTAGTTTACCTTTATCATATGTAGCAAACTGCGTACCCTCAAATGATACTTCTCCAAAGCCAAATCTCTTAGCCATGGAATGCCTTTGTTTTGTCCCAATATCCATTGATGAAGTCGTGTATGTTAGCCAATCCTTACATGCTCTAGGGTATACAACAACAGTATCACCATCTATACCCTTAGTACCACACCATTCACCTTTCTCAGCCAGACCACGAAAGTGTTGAAATGCCTTAAATAACAGCCGTGTCTTATCAGACTTCCATAATTCCGATTGATGATATGGACTCTTCCACTTAAATCCTATCTCTACCATACGACTTTTGTTATCATAACGAATAGTTTCCATAAGATCTTTCATGTTTCGCTTGACGTACTCAGGCTCTTCATTATTGATTACATTATCGTACATAGACATATACAGGTATTGATCTTTATTCTCATACACTGTAATAAATTTTTCAAAGGTTGCCCCAACGTTACCATGATTAACATCAAACGTTTCAAATTCGCTCTCTGGAAATGCAGAAATAGGCACCTCTTGCGAGACACCTAGTTCCTTTAGATATGTGTAATATAGTTTAACGTACTTAAGTGAGGTATCCATACACGTCTTTCCAATTTTTAGCAACGAAGACATCCTCAACAGTACCACGGTTAAAGTCATGGTCAATCATAATACAATCAAGACCAAGCTTTTTACCAAGCTCAACGTTCTCAGGCTTGTCTTCAATCCAAACCATACCACTGTCACGATATTGCTCAAGAGCATCATCCTTGTCAGCACCAGTATCTAGACACACAAGATCTTCAAAGGCAGTCTCACCAAACAAAGCTTTTAGGTTGGCCTCACGTGCCTTATAAGCAGAACGACTAAGGCTCAAACTAGTAATGCAACGGAACACATACCCATGCTCTTCGTGTAACTTCTTAACATACTTAATGGCATCTCGTAAAGGAGCCATGTATTGAATGTCAGCACTTTCGTTAAACATTCGTACAAGCTTCTTACATTCATCTTTGTCAATACCAAAGACTTTCTCCATGTCATATGTACCTTCGGGATACATCTTCATGACATAACCTTGACGTAACATCCACTGGACATATTTACTAACCCAATCGCACAAAACGCCATCACAGTCGGTTAGAATCACTTTATTATTCATCATATATTCTTTCTTAATTCATCTTATATTAACCTTTGTTGACCGTATTGTCAAGGGCTAAATTAATATTTTATCACTTTATTTGGGGTTGAGAAGTTCTTCTTTCTCATAATTGTTTTCATAACAACATCAAACTCATCATTGCGTTGATCATACTTGATTGCAATAGGGATGTTTAGATCCTTCTGCATGTCTTTAATAACAGCTTCGGCACCCTTCATATCCTTAATACTCTTACCTTGTTTAGCATAGATCTTCTTAATGAAGTCAGCTAACTCTTTGAGAGTAATACTAGGGTCATTGCGTTTGTCTGTCATACGATCCGCAAAATGTCTGGTGAAGTTAAAGTCCATGTCAAACTTCTTAAATAACTTATCCACAACCTTCTCAAAGTCTTTCATGACCTTGGCTGTTACTGTGGGTTCTTTGGCTTCTTGTAGGTGTTCAGCAAATGTTAGCATCAGTTCCATTCCACTCCCTTTGGTACATATTTGGAGATCTTCATACGTATCTGTTTATCCAACTTGGCTACAGGAATAGCTCGTGCACCCTTACGCTTAACATAGAAGTATTCAGCATCCTTTAGATATTGACCACCCTCGGTCTTACCCTTCATGCCAATCTTTTTACCGCTCTTGCCAGACTTAACGAGTTCACTGTCTACACCAACCTTATTGAATGCAAACACGATATCTCCGTCCATATACTTCTTAAGACCGTTACCCATGTTCACAATATCATTCATGGTGGCAGAAGCACCTCTATGAGTGTTGACAAGAATGTCAGTAGGAACCACACGATCCCTCTTCTTGTTCTGTGCCTTAGCAACCTCAATATCATTAACTACCCACACAATGTGAATGCTTTTCTTATCATACCCTAGGGCAGATACTTGACGTGTAATGTTATTTAATTTCTGTAGATCCTTTAGCGTAACATCAAAAATAATATTAGGCTTACGATCAGGGGCAGATGAAAATACAGAAGCAAAGAATGCCGCCTGTTTCTTATCTGGTAGGTTTAGAAGGTTTGAGATGATATCGTGCATGGCACTTACATTACTTGCCTTCTTGAGGTTACCACCGATCTTAGCCAAGTCTTGGCCTGTCTCAGCCTTAACCTTAGCAATAATCTTAGGTGCTTTGGCGGCGGCAGTCTTAAGAGCATCCACGTCAAAGACTTTACCTTCAAGTCCAACTAGATTATCCTTAACAAAACCTTTACCAGATCCCGCTCCGCCCGCCATGATTACAACGTTGCCAAACTTTGGATATGCCTTACCACCAAATGTAATAAGCTTTTCAAGAAGAATATCAAAGTGTGCTTCGATATACTCCTCGTCTATTACTTCGGCTTCCGCCATATAATTTAAAAACTTTCTCAACGTTATTCTCCACAGATGATTTACATCTATTTATACGATTACAAACCCAATAGTCTGCCCACTTCACCTTTTGTGGTTGGTAATGCTTTACCATCATTCAAATGATCTACGATCTGCTCAAAATAAAATGCTTCGTCTTCGGGTAGAAGTTCAGCACAATCTCTAAAGAAGTTTCGTAGTTTCATATCAGATGCACCGTCATCCAACTTGGCACGGTGCATTTTTCCATTTCTTTGATTGCTCATGATTAAGCCTCACACACGTAAGGCTTGTTCCATTTACCGATATTGATATCAACATAGTGAGCAACGTGGAAATAGTCAGTCATTATATCACTCTCATCAAACCAATTGGGACCTTTCATGGCATCAACAAGCTCAGTCAATACTTTTGAACCTTTGCCGTATGTCTCAGGGTAGTGAGTGTTCACTTGGATATAGCCATCACACTCATACATAGGAGTGCCACGACGATCAGCAATCTCTTTGTTCTTCTTGTTAGCTTCAGCAATGAAGTCGATACCGCCCTTAGCGATATTAAGAACTAGAGTAGAATGGTGACGAATAGACAAGCTACCTTTAAGACCGTACTGTTTAAGGATACTTTTGATCTTAGGAGCTAATGCTTTTTTGTCTTCTTGTGAAATATAAGCCATGTGATTCTCGCTTTCTTTGTTTCTATACTTACTTTATAGCTGATTCGGATTGCTTTGTCAACCCTTTTATTTCAATAAATAAGTCTTCTGGCATTGAGCCAAGACCAACAGCAGTTCTGGTCTGGCAGTAATGAGCGTAATCTTTACACTCATTGACTGATGGGAGTTCGTAGGCAGAAGGGAAAAATTCTAACATATTAAGATCCTGTTACCAATTCATATGAACCGTCTGCTTGCTTATCAAAACCTTCCACATATCTGTGGTGGTTGTCTTGCTCAATAGCAGACTCTGTGATCAAGTATTCGGCGGCTCTCCAGAAGTCTTTGACAGTGTTACCGATAACATAGGCTTTGTAGACAATCTTTTCGGCAGTGTTATTCAAGATCTCATCAATAGTGGCATCTTTAGAAATAACTTCGTAAGTGATTTTCTGTTGACCGTCACCTTTACAATGTGAACCTTCCCACTCACCTTCATACATCTCTTGATCAAGGCTAGTGAACTCTAGGTCACAAGACCAGATTGAGTTGTAGTTCATTTCGTTTTGGTGGAAACCGAAGTATTCATCTTGTTGGTCATATGTCATGTGATTCTCACTTTCTTTTGTCTATACTAATTTTATAGCATATCGATTCGTGGTTGTCAAGTACTAAATCGCAAGTATTAGATTCATTTCATCAACAATCTCTTGGTATTTGGCAATCTTTTTCTCAATTGCATACTTCTTCATTTTTACTGATGAAGTGTTACCGTAAAACTTAGTTAGTAACTTTTCTAACTTTTTGATTTCATTTTCATACTGTTCTATCATTCGATTTACCCTTCGTAAGAAGTAGTTATTTTATTCCAAGCCCAAGTAACAAAGTTACCTAACTCGTCACCCTCTTGGATACCAACGTTAAAAGCACATTCTTTAAACGCAGAAGTAATCTCTAGGTCAGGACACATATCGATTAATTCACAAGCCTGATCATAGGCATTTTGGTAATTAGTATTCATATTAAACTCCTTTTATAGCGGCTTGCGCTACTTCATTAAACTCAGCATTGGCAATCAAAAGATCCAAACGATCTTTGATCTCTATGATTTCGTCATGACACTTATCCATGTCAAATGCCGCATCATTACAAGCACCAGTAAGTGTCTCAATGATTTTGTCGTTATCCCAATCATAATCACCACTCAGGGCATTAGATAGAGCACGTTCAGCATCACGCTTACACTCTTTAAAGTTAGTGGAGCAGACGATCAGGTCATCCATTGTTTCTTTGATGATTTCTAAGTAAGACATTAACGAATCCTTTCTGAGATTACATACTATTAATAGCATGTGATTCGTCTAATGTCAAGTACTATTTTCCGATATATTCATGGGAATAGCATATTCTATTCATATGCTTTTGTAGTCCTTCAGCAAATCCGCCATAGGTACTAGAATTAGTTTTATAGTCAGGTCTGGCAATACCGTTCTTTGATGTGCCTTTCCAAGCATCATTTCTATTACAGTATTCGCCTAGTCTAGGGTGACTTGTTTTGAGAAAGAATCTTTTACCTTCTGCAACGTGCATATCACCTAGGGCATCCATAAGTCTGGCACCAATACCTAGCCCTTGGAACTCTGGAAGTATCACAACTCTATGTGCTCTCCATGCATTCTTAAGACTGCCCGAAGGCATGCTTAGGCTAGAAAGAAATCCGACAAGTCTGCCGTTCCATGTTGCGATCCAACAAGATGCACCTTTGTGGATGTTGTGGTCGAGATAGTGGTGGTCGCTGAAGTGCGTCCAGATGTCTCTGGTACAAGGTAAAATTTCCAGAACGATATCTGGCCTTTGATACCCCCTTGTGGTCAGCTTACCAGTCTGAGTATCAAATACCCAATCTGGTTGCAACCACTCAATAATGTCATAATGACAAGATGAAAATACAATGTTCTTTAAGTTGTGTCTCTTAACATATCGTGAGATAGCATTAGAACAACTCTTGGCAACATCTCTGTCGATAACAGATGTGAACTCATCAACAACAATGTTGCTGTCTAACTGTCGAGCTAACCTAGCTCTAAACTGTTCACCATTAGATAGTACATGATAGGGACGCATCCAAGACGGTACAGAGTTAAATCCAACAGCACCTAGTCTGTCCTGTACGTCATCGATGTCATCGAAATGAGAAGCAATAGATTTGTTATCAAACCAATAAGGTTCATACTCTTCACCAAACTCTTTCAGTAAAGTAGTCTTGCCAGATCCCGAAGGTCCCACAATTAAACCAATACCAAAATCAGATAGAACGGTTTCACGATCTAATGAATTAATCTCATGAGGATGGAACGTAGATGTTCCGTCAAACTCATAGTCGAAGATCTCGCTGATCTCATCTGTGATCTTATCACGTTCTACTGTTACCTTCATTTTCGCTTTCCTCTCATCTTTGGGTTATTAGCCCAATATATCGTGTTGGGTGGTAGGATCCCATGCATAAACCAAGCATTACCAAAATGTGGTGCACCACCACCTGTGAAGTCTACTCTATTATTGTAGACTAAACATGACATACCGTAGTCCATGAACATCTGTCCACGTTTACCACCTTGGAAAGATGCTACAGGTAGGAATAACGCAAATGGTTTCCCTAACGAATAGCAGTGTTCAATGAACTTATCCTTTAGACTATAAGGTGGGTTAGTAATAATCCCATCAAACACGTCATCAGAATTGCATTCAAAAAAGTCTCTTCCCCCACTTCCAACCACATTATAACCGAATTTAACCATTCCGTCAAGTATGTTAGAAGAGATTCCAGAAGTTGCTTCATAGTAAGTCTTATCCTTATCTAAATATTTAAGAAGAGGAATGATCTGATCTGATGGAGTATAACATTCATCACTCTCAGCATTCGTTCCTGTCCTCTTTAGCATATCTAGGCTTGTCAAATGAACCATTCCTTCTAGTTTGGTGTTCCCTATAGGATTCGAACCTATGACCTAGTGCTTAGAAGGCACTTGCTCTATCCAACTGAGCTAAGGAAACTAAATCTGTGGTATGCGAGAAGAGTTCTCAACGTCAGATATTGTAGTACGTTTAATATCCTTTGGTATAACTCCGCTCTATCTCGCTAACGGCAAACTCGTGCCGAGATACTTCCATCGAGCCTTTTGTTGTGACTGCAACATCACTTCTCATCATATGGGATTTGCTAACCCATATTATCTGGTGCTACCCAGAACGTCCTAGTCGTGTTCTCCACCTTCACCACGCAGTGTATAAAAGATCTGCGGTTTACGTTTAGCGGCTTCGAACACCGATACTGTTATAAAGATCCCACACAATAGCAATGCGTGAAACAGAATATTGATACCCAAGTACATCCATGTACCTGTCATTGCCGTGAATACGATACACCACATCCATGCAAGTATTTGCATAACGAGATGACGTACTCTCAAATCTTTGATGTTAGACAATGGATTTCTTTCATGATCCATCACTAAATTCCACCAATCCATAATAAAACTTGTCATATTAACTTCCTATACTTTCGTCTCTCTTTTTTATTCAAAGGATAGACGAATATGTGTTTACCTTCACTATGGACATACTCTGCTTCACCATTCTCCAACTGCTCTTTGATCTTCTGAGCATATGGTTTCAAACGTCTTTCTCCGTTCACAGGTTGATAGTATGTCCTAATAGTCTTCTCATGATAGAGACGATTATTACCTTTAATCTTTATCGATCTACCCTTGGCTGTCATGCCTAGATGATAGAAGTTAGATGCATGGTATATAGTTCCAACGTGACCTTGCATGGTATCTGCATAACTCACTACTACTTTACAATCAGTCTCTGCCTTCAACCACTTAATAGTTTTCGCTATAAAGTAGCTTTCAGTGTTCTTGGGAGTATCGTCAATACAGCATAGTCTCCTTAGTTCTACTACGTCTGTCTCTACTTCACCATACTTCTTCCAAACACTCGCCATACCTAAGTAGGCGTAAATCATACAACCAATCATTTCGGATCCTCTAAACAGTCCAAAACAATATCGTGTAGCCAAACCATTTGTATTCTTGGAGTAGTGCCAATTCTCTACAAATGGTGTGGCTTCCTGTATGGTTATCGGAGCTACTGTATACTCCGTGACGCTCATTATTTTACAAATTCAGTTGTGTAAGTAACACCGTCAATTTTCCAATTAATGATTGAGTAATCATACTCAGTACGCTCAATGGTACGATAATAAGTTACGTAATCGCAACGGTTCTCAGTTCGGTATCCTGTGACAACCTGTCCAGATTTTGGTTTAGCACCTTTATCGGCACCAACAAGACCACCAAAGATAGCTCCTGCGGCGGCACCTTTATCGTCACCTGTAACACCTTTACCAACAAGACCACCAAGGATCATACCAAGCAAGGCTCCACCTGCGGCATCTCCTTCTTGTGTAACATTACCATATACTGGAACGTTTACATTCACACACTCTTTCTTTGTGTATGGTTCACTGTCTTGTACAACTTTATAATAATCTTGAATAGTACCGTTAATTGGCGTTGCATTGTTTGCCTTTGCACTTGTCGCAGTAAAAGCAATTAGTATAGCGGCGGCACCAATAGCCAAGTAGCCTAATTTATCATCATTCATATTATTCTCCTTAATCATTAATCTTGCCTACCCATACGTTCAGTTGCACCAAGGCTCCATCACGGTTTGTAATCATATAATCAAGTTTCGCTTCAGAAAGAGCTTTTTTAAGTTTTAGTAATTGCTCTGGATCTGCTTCGTAGTCGATTAAGTGATTCGGGTATGCCATTTGATTCTCCAATTTACCCCTCATATTAGCATTTGTCTGAGGGGTTGTCAAGTGTTTATGTTGTTTTAATATCTTCTACAACATACTTTATTCTAGACGGATATTCTCCTAGGTATGTTCCTGCTTCTAGCATATCCTTTGTTATATAATGTTTATGCATGTGCTCAACGTCATCGAACACTTTAAGTAGTTTCTTAGTTAGCCTATCAAAGATAACATCTTCAAGTATTGGCTCATCGTCAACGTAGTATGCATAACATGCCATCAGATACCAAGGGATTAACATGTTGTCGTTCCTGTCGGTTACATCTGAGTACTTTTTGTATATGCTATCTAGGTTGGGGGATTGGGTGTTTTGACCAGTCATCGTGAGGGTCATCCTTCTTGTTATCGAAGGATTGGTCTGAATCGGTCATAGTTAATGATCCTTCTTTAGTCGCTTTATTATTTATATAATAACAAACGTTCTAATTGATGTCAAGGAGTAATAATAGTGACATTTTTGGGACACTGCATTTTAGCATTAGCATGCTTGTGGTGTAGCCTAAATTCTGTATCTGGAAATTCATTAAACAACTGAGGCCAAATACCTCTCCAATTGTTTGCTAATCTATTATTGTTTATATCACCACGATCTGATTCGAGATAGAAGTCTGTAGCACTTGTCATGTCAAAGTCAAAGATAGAGTTAAATCCAAACATGTTACATACTTTTGGTTTCCATCTACTCACACCATAGTGAGTTGCTACATGTCCACAATTAAAATCTGTGGCATTACGTGCATATGGTGGTACTTCTAGATAGAAGCCTCGTATCTGTGAGGCATGCTTCATGTAAAAGCTAGAGTTTTGTTCCATGTGGATCTTAGGTCTGTTACCAAGTATCCAATGACCAGGAACTGTTACACTTCCTTCTTGGATTGCTCTCATCATCTTGAAGTCAACCATAATAGTTGCAAATACATTCTTCACTTCAAATGGTGGTAGATTACACGTTAGGCGAATGCCCTTTTGATCTTCCTTGAAATATCCAGCGGACTGACCATTACCAATAACATTAACAATATCTTCAGACATTCATCATCTCTTTAATTACTTCTTTACCCCTACCACCTGTCCAGTGCACAACCTTAGCACTCTCATATCCTGGGTACTCATCTTGTATATCTAGGCGTAGAAAATTGTACATAGGTGGCAATGTATTCATGTGAGTAATCTCTCTAATAGGATCCCCACCTAACATCCAGTTCAATACTTCCTGATCACCAACTTCTTTTGTCAAGCCATCTTGAATGTATCTAGCCCATTCGGATAGTACTGGTGGAACACCTTCAAAGCCCACAACACCACTATTATACCAAGTTCCACGATTAGAACGGCGTGTAGTCCAAGGACGATCAATAGCCATAGTAAGTTTATTGGGTGTGATGTGATTAAAGATCCCATCTAGATTGCCCTTGATGTGGCAGTCGGTATCAATCCAAACAACCTGATCTGCAATCTGAGACGCATCTATCATCGCTGCAGGTTTCTTAAACCAACCTTCCAAATCCTCTCTGAATGTATCGAACTCATATACAGCCAATTGTGCATCTTGATTGTGTAGAGTAAAGTTCTCTTCGAACCAAGGTAGCATCCAGTCTGTATTCTTATCACAACCTGTTATATAAAGTTTATTGAATTGTTTACTAGATAATCCCATAGTCTTCTCCGTTTCCATAATTATGTTTGGCTAAACAACCTGTCTCATTCTGAATAGTTGTAAAACTATCTTCACAATCTACAGGCCATGGGTAGTACTCTTCAATCCATGGAAATAATCTATTGTTAAGATAAACGTCTGTTGGTTGTGCATTGAATACTGTCTCGGCAATGATAGCTTCAGCACCCTTGGGTGTAATAGCATACGCATGTGCTCCGGGTAAGTATTGTTTTGAAACCAATTTACCAAGACCTAGGTTAGGTATGAGGTATTTACCATAGCTTGGTTTTCCAATGTTCACAAGTCCGTTGAATGGCATCTTAGGAATGGGTGCTTTAACAACAGCATCGTGTTCGAATATGATAATAGATTCGTCTAGCTCAATACACTTCTTCCATAAAAGAAAATGTGATAGGAATGCGGATACACATCTATCATATCTAGAGTATTTCTCTAAGAAGTTCTTTACAGGAACTCCGTGGTAATGTGCCAAAGAAAACACTTCAGTTGTTTCTGGTGTTATAGCATCAAATGCTTCTATACTATCATCATTATGCTTTTTAAATGATTTGATGCAACGATCAGACATCTCCACACTCTGTGGATTATCTTTTATTGTGATAACAAATGCTCTCATAACGTAGTCGTACTCCTAGTACGTTGAATTGTAGTGTAATACTTCTTAGTCACACCTATATGCTTTATCATCTGTCTACACATTATAGCATCATTAGGCCACAGACCATACTGATAGGATGCTCTCAGCAAATCATCAGCCCCATCTGGTGTTAGTATATATGCACTGTTTCCAGCGATACCTTGAGGCACACCCCAACCATCTATATGGGGAACTGGTTGTATAACTTCTTTTCTGTTCTGTATTATATCATGGAATTGTTGTGACTTACGTGTTGCTCCTAGTGGAGAATTAATACCTATGATATTAAATCCCTTGTTTAGGTAGGTCTTAACGTTAATCTTGTCTGTAAATATTGCATCATGCTCTAGTATAAGCATAGGCGATTTGTTTCTAGAACATCTATCCCATAATCTAAAATGACTCATTGAACATGCCACACGAGCATGTCGGTTAGCCGTTTGATATGCCACCTTCCTAAGTCCAGAGGCCATGTCATGGATCTCACCATCCCAAGGCCAATTCCATGTAAGCTTGTATGCCTTAACCCACTCTTCAACATCTTCTGGTGTGGTAGCTTCAAAGGTCTTTACTCTAAATTTATTATCCAACTTAGCTGAAGATGCAATACAGTTAGCGGCGGCAGTTTCACTTAATTCATTACCCTTTATGGTAATAACAAGGGCTTCCATTATAAAATACCCCTTTCCACTAATGCTCTATAGTTTTTGATCTTCTCTTGCTTAGGTCCTGTGGGTGTAATCTTTGTACGCACATGGATCATTCCAGCGTATTGTGGATATTCTAGATAGTTGTCATAGCACCACTTTGGATGTAAGAACTGATCATCGGATATCTTAACACCTGTTCTAAAAGCAAGTGTATGAAAGATGCCTTCGTCTTCCCACTGATATGGTTGATTGTACGCATTCATCCAATTCTCATTACCACCTAATCCAGATCTCAGCTTTTGACGTAATGCTCTATCCATCTTGTAGATAGCACCACCCCAATAAGGAGCTTCCATGGATCCTTGGAAAGAGTGTTGTCTCACCAACTTGGCATGTAAATTCTGTTGAATAGGATTGTATAAACCAACACCCACTTCATCAAATATGTTCTTATTCATATTCTTTGGTACAAACATGTCAATGTCTAACATTAGAACATCATCATAATCATCATACTGTTCGTCGATCATGAACACCTTCTGACAAGGTGCTGTTAGATGATCACGGAATGGCATGCCTTTGACAAGTTGATAGTCTGCACCAACATCTTTTGCATAATTTTGAATGTTTGTCATAGATAGAAGATCTAGTTCACGTAGCTCTCCATCGAAGTGTTGTAATATTATATTAGGCATTCTTCTGTAACACCGTAAAGCCAACATTAACAACTCCACGTTCAATGATGCTCCACTCGGAGTTCTTTTGGCAGAACCTCTCAAGACAAGCTTGTAGTTCTGGAACTGTGTTTGTGTCGTGTGCTACAATATACTTCCTAGCAAGAGGAGCATGTAGGTCTAATTCTTTTGTCATATGGTAGGCTTTGTGAATACTATCGATCAACAGCATATCTACTTGTCTACCCACAGCACCCAAACCTGCACTATCAACTTCTTTAATAACTAACTGAATGCCATTCTCTCGTGCATAGTGTTCTGCATGGGGTTGACAGAATTTGCGATAACGATGCATATCAATATCAACACCTTCTACATAATCAAAACCACTGAGAAGTGCATTGGCTAATGTGCCACCTTGGTGTGTTCCTAGTTCTCTATAACTGTCACAATCTTTAGCATAGAACTTGATAGCATCATGTTGACCACAATAATCATCTCCATGTTCTCCCTCTTGACCACTACGGATCTCATCATAAAATTCTACCAAATTCTTTACATGGCCTAGTTCAACATTAATCATATTAGTTCCTTTTTCGTCATAGCTTCCATTCTTCCACAGGTTTATCAGCAATCTTCTGCATCTTCCATATAGGAAAGTCTCCTTTACCTCTTATTTGTACGTGAACAAACTTAGTATCTTTTGTTCTTAAATCAAGTACAGGTCTTGGATCTTGTGTTTGTGGCACATAGCTTACTGAACTATTCCACTTATAGTCTAACAATCCCCAATTGACACCACACATCATTATATTTAAGTAGTTCTGATCAAGTGTATAGAATTTAGGAAATCTATTGGCTCCACTTATGTAAAGTGCAACAGACAGAGGAAAGTCACCAACAAGGTCACGAAACTTCTTTCGTCCCTCTTTGGAGTACAAGACAACGCCAGAATTAAATACTCTTACCCTACCACTTTCAGTTCTTGGCACAGTCACCCCATATGTCTGTTTAGCCCATTCTGCCCACTCATCATCTCTAGCACCAGTAATACCACCAACATTATATTTGGCTCTTGCTTCTGGTTGGTTCCATTCTTCGGCAAGCAATAGATCGTGATCATCCATCTCATCAAAGATGTTATCAGTAAGGCCATCAATAGGAATGATATCACAATCTGCAAATAGGATATTGTCATACTTATTAAACTCAGGATCAATCACTGGACGAAATGCGCCATAGTATGGAGATAGTGTGGTGTGTATCCAATTTGGATTGTTATCAAAAATGTACTCAGCACCAATTCTTTCAGCATAGGCTTTCATGAGTTTAACCCCTGCCCATATGCCAGTAGTTACATTCCCTTGATAGTATTGATATATTAGATTAGACAATTTGCTTTAGCTCCTCTACATTCTCACCTCTGTTAGGAAGCTTATCCTTAAGGAAGAAGTGGATAAAATGTGCTTCTTTCAAATAGTCATTAGGAATTGCAGTATACAATGCATTGAACTTATAGTCAAGATGTTTTACACTGATCTTATTCATGTTAATAAATGTGTTAAGCAGTGTCTGATCTGTTGACCACTTCCACGTACCCTTACCATCAACGAATGCTTTAAACATAGGTTGGGTGATCCACTCTTTGGGTGACATACCATTTAATTGTTTTGAGAACGATTTATTCATGACCATCATGCCCATATTCATAAACGCACCACCATTAGGATGATCGAAGTCGAAGTCCATACCTGACTGACCGTCAAGAGAACTATACTGCATTCTAGAATAGTTACGGATCTTATTAGCGTATTCGGGAGTGACTGGCATCTCACGTTCATAGACACCTGCGAAGTCGTTATCACCTATCTCATCAAATACATTGGGAGAGTTCTCACGAATGTAGATGTCACTGTCAATGATAGCTATCTGATCATACTCAGGGAAATACTCAAAGGCATTCTCTTTCTCAAAGATAGGAAGGTATCCTAAACGAGAAGCACCCTCACTACGATTAGTAGTAAAGGGATCTGGTTTGATAAACAGTTTGGGCATTGTCTGTAAGATATAATCGGCATTAATGCTTTCTGCATATGCCTTTACACTTTCAGTACACCAATCGTATAAGTTAGATCTTGCCCCAACATACACTTGATAGATTAATCTTTTCATAACAAACTTTCATAATTACTTCTTGGCGGCGGCGTTAGACTTGATAGCGGCGGCACCAAAGAATGCCGCAATTATTCCTGCAACCGCAATGAAATATACGCCCGCCATATCTCCTAGGATTTTAGCGGCACTGTCTACTCCAAACACAACGGCTAGGATAACTGCAAACGGATATCCAAGCATTCCCACAAGACAAAACCAAGCCATTTGTCGTTGGGCATCTTCTTTTTTATCTTCGTTTTCGAGACGAATCATTCTCTCTTGACGAGCTATTTCTGCGTCTGTGATAACACCATCGTTATTACTGTCTGCCTTATTAAGGTCAGAGTCTGCGCATAGTACCTTTGGTGTCACCCCGAACGAATTTGGTTTCTGTTCCATTGATTTCTCCTATAATAGCTTTAGCCAATACACATGCCTTAGACGGTCTAGTACATTGCTTTACAAAAGCTCTTAAACTATCTATATCACTTTTACATGACTTATTAGACTTACGCATAACTTCATCAAATTCAGTACGTAGGTTTAAGATGGAGAAGATATTCATTTTCCTAGTTTCCAATCAGTCCAGTTGTTTAAACAGTAGAATGAACCAAGCATCCATACAAGGTTCATCTTCCCATTCCGTTTACGTTCCCATTGTTTAATTGAGAGTGTTTTTCTTTTTGTCATTCCAGTAGAGATCAATTGTCTCAAGTAACTTGGGGACCCAAGTATCACGGTGTTCTTTATATACGACAGGTTCATGTCCATCTACATCCATTATTGTTACAAGGTTTGTGATAGGCATTCCAGTTCTTTCTTCCCACATAATTGCATATGCGGCTTCTTGTGCAAAATAACTTGTTACCCATTCACGTTTCTTCGGTCTTTTACTCGTTTTAAAATCAATTATACTAGGCACACCATCAAAGTATCCAACGCAGTCAACTCTACCTGCCACACCAAGATGTTTGGAGTAGAGTGGAGCTTCTTGAATAAAGATGTCGCCAATACGCTCATCTAAGATGGGCATAAGGTTCATCCAACTTTGTATTACATCTAATGTATATTTAGTTGGATCTATGTTTTCATTATCTAAATACTTTTCAACAATGTCGTGAACTGCCGTACCTCTTGTAGAAGCACGATGTGAAACCCTATTAGCTTCCTCTTCACCTACTTTTTTTCGCCATTTTGCGATTGAGTCCCGACTGAGTATTGATAGCACAGTGGTGATACTAGGATATCTATTACCTTCTGGACATACATACGTTCTACCAGTTGATGCGGTTTCAGCAAGTAAATCTTCATACCCTAAGTCCAGTGGAGTGTGATTGAACTTCCTCATTCTTTATATCTTTCACTTTCTTCTCAATAGGTTTAATACGGAAATCTTTATTGATTGCTTTCGTCTTATTCCTATTCATCTTCTTGTTTCTTGGATCGTACCTAGCAAATTTAGCCATTACCTTATTCCATTCATTTCCTTAGTCATTATATAGTCTCGTACAATACCTGATCGTACAATGTCTTTCCAATCAAAATTTACAGTCGTGAAGTCTCTCATCTGCTCAAGAATATTCAAAAAAGGTGGCAGTCCATTCTTCTCGTCTTCAAAGCGGAAATCCGACTGATGGAAATCTCCGCAGAAGATAATCTTACAGTTGTTGCCAATACGAGTGATAACCGAATCCAACTCGTGAAAGGTCAAGTTCTGCATTTCGTCAACGACAATAATCGTGTCATTTAATGTAATACCACGAATGAATGACGTACTTTCAAACGCTATGCTGTTAGAAGCCTGTAGCTTCATCCATGCCTGATTGTCTTGGAACAACTCAGTTAGGATACCCATATAGGGTGATGCATACGCTTGTTTCTTTTCGTCTTCATTTCCTGGCAAAAACCCAATGTCCCTTGTTGGAACAATAGATCTTATAACTGTTAGTTTATCATATTCTGTCTCTTTGTCAAGAACTTCTTCAAGTCCTAAAGAGATAGCAAGAAAAGTCTTACCTGTTCCTGCTGATCCTGATAAAACAAGATTGTCTCCTTCTTCCCATGCTTCACATGCTAGTGCTTGATTGTCGGTAATAGGTTCAAATTCTGACATGTTATCCAAACGTAGGATCATGCTCTTGGTAGTCTGCTTCCGACTCATGTTTTAATTTTACTTTCTCGTCCCGCATGTTTATGCATATTGTTTAGATGATCTTTCCAACCATCTGATGTTCTGGACAACGTACCACCTGTTTGTGCAACAATCTTGGGTGTTGATAAAGCTTGAACTAAGTTGGGGTTTTCTTCGAGATAGTCTTGTAGAGCACCAAATGACATTACGGTATCCCACTCTTCACCGCTATGCTTGTCTCTTATTGTATATACTGGCATGATCCATCCATTATCTGTTATGCTCTTATATAGCTACGTTATATCTAAACCAATCTGGAACGATAGAGTTAGTCCAAGTCATAGAGAAACGCTCTTGCTTGGTTTGATAGAACTTACGGTATGAACCGATAGGATCTGAATGGTCAATACATTCTGGTGATGCACCCATAGCAAGTCTAAAAGGTGTGCGCTCATTACTGTAGTTAGTCATTACAGGTGGGCGGCGTAGTATATCACGCAGTTTAGTATCTGTCATGTGCACCTTACCATAACGTTTGGTATACTCATCGCATAGAGCAATGAAGTGTTTGTAATGCCAATTGTAATTAGAATTAGTTTCCATAGTCCATACAGTACATGGGTGACCAGTATGCACAGCTTTGTATAGTGCTTTTTCCATAATAGGATCTGATAGCTCCCAATACTTAGACATAGTCTTGCCTGATTGTGATGGACGTTTTGTTAGTTTACCGTCTAACATACGGTGTGCAGTAGATAGCATTTGACCACTTTCTAGGATCATTTTAACTACATGTTTATCGCACTGCATCTGTGCTGATTTGACAGGACACTTATCTAATATAAAGATATTCATAATACTCTCCACCTTTGCTAACAATGTTATCTTATTATACACACAATCAGCAAAGGTGTCAAGCGATTCCTTTAGATTAATTTAACTTATTTTGCTCCGACACTACATCCGCTATGTGCTGATCAATGAACTCTTTCTTTAACATAATCTTATGGACTAAGTCGCTTCTACCCTTTTTAGCCAGTTTCTTTGAATATGTTGTTAGTTCACGTGAGTCTCTTTTGAGACGCTCAATTTGTGCTGATATCATATTAGTTAGTTTTCCTTAAAGTAAAAAAGGCCAACCCATTAATGGGATGACCTCGGTTAGTTGGTTACAGTTTTTGGTTATTCATTAGCCAGAGGCATCCTTGAGTAATCCTGGGAAGGATTCATAAACAACTTTTCGGGTCAAACCCTTCATCCGTTTCTTATTGATCATATCAATCACCAAGAGCGCATCTTTGGGATGTATGGCTTCTAAGATTTCAACAAACAAGTTCTCTCTTCGAATAGGCGGCAAGTTGTCACCGGGTCCACCTTTTACAAAGTTGACAAACTTCTTATGTTGTTTTGCTAGGGATGATGGTGCGGAACCTTCTACGTTAGGCGTATATGGTGGAGCACCTTTTGGTAAATTCCACTTTACTGTCTCGTCCATGGTTCCACGAATAATGTCCTTTAAAGGCCATGATTCATTCTTTTTAAGAATCTTAATTCGATCCTCTTTTGTCTCTGCATTTAGAACGTCTTGCAGAACTTCATAAACTAGTGTCATGTTAAATAAACTCTCCTACACTTTCAATTAATAATCTACATCGATTAGTCAAGAGATAATTAAGAACCTTAGTATTATTAGCTGAAGGGTCTTGACTATCGTAGTTATTTATAATATCTTGTTTTACACTTTCTGGACACTCTTTGAGGTCTATCAGCTTACGATTACGATGTATGTTACGTAGGACTTCGTCTCCTAGTGCAGATGGATCTTCCATAAGCATTGCTTTCTTTTTAGCAGTTAAGGTATTCTGTCTACGTTCATCAACAAACACATTATCGTCACTCAGTACATTAGGAACACCATCAGAAGCATCACCTTTAAGGATATGATCTTCTAAAAAGAAACGTGGGTTTGGCTCTACTATCATCTTTTTTGTGACAGGAGAATACTGTTGCACATTCTTCAGTGTTTGTAGTTGAGCAAAGTCTTTATCACCAGATATAATCATCACTGGCTCATAGCAACCAAACTCTTGTGTGTTGTAACAAATTTGCGCAATAGAATCATCGGCCTCACAACCTTCTTGATGTACGACTCGATATGGAAAGTTATCACGGATCTCATCACGAATAAGATTGATACAACGAAACACTTCATTCCAATCAATACTACCTTCGTCACGTGACTTCCTACGCTTATGTTTGTATTGTGGAAAGATATCTTTGCGGAAGTTTCCTGTACCATCAGCAACAATACATACCTCACCAAACTCTTTAAAGTATTTGGCACGATACATACGGATCTGGTTAAGAATCATATGCCGTAAAGCATCTTCAGTTGGATCTACCTTTGACGATAGAAACGTACTTACCGCAATAGCATTGTAATCAATTAATATCATATGAACTCTTCCATTCCAACATCACGATTATCGATGATAAAGCTTTCTAGTAGATTACTACTATTTGCTTCAGTAACCCATTTCATTGCTTCTTTATTCGATGTAAAGTAAGCTTCTTTGGATACACCATTAAATAGCATGTATTTTGCAACAAACATTTTCTGTTTTACCATTCTTTATAATCTCCACATTCTTCATTATATTCAAATCCCATACAGTATGCATGAGTCTCATCGGCAGTCAGCCCATTATCTTTATCGATACGTGGTAGGTTGTGAGTTCCGTTAGGATACTTGTGAGGACTATAACCCCTACGATAATAAGAATCCATAATGCCCCTGTCAAAAGGTCCTCCATGAATACCGTCAAACTCTTGACCTTTATATGTTATGATATCATCCATTCGAATCACTCCTATTTGTTATCATAACTAATATAGCATATGACAAATAGTGTGTCAAGTGTTAATCGTAACCTTTCATTACAACCTTTCGCATTTGACGTTCTTCCCAAGCTTCTTCGAAACCTTCTAATCTATAACAGTATTCGTGGTTTCCCCACATACGTAACAGGTAGCTATCATAGATCCTTTGGATTTCGTCTAAGTCATATACCTCTGGTATCAGATGACCTTTGACTGCCCAATGCAGTTCGTTAGCTCTTTTAACGTCTACCATTGATCATTTCCGGGGCTAAATGGGAAACGTGCTTTGAGTGGCACTTTAACCCTATGAATTCATTATAATAATTCGGGTCAAAAAGGACGTTTTTATCAAATTGTTCTTTAGCTTCCATATAAGACATTTCCCCCTTACTTGTACATAAACGCACGATAGAACGGCTAAAACGTTCTGCAACGTCTTCTGTCAGTATTTGTTTGATTGCTTCGTTGGATCCGTAGTATTCCATCCAATCGGATTCTTTTACTACGATACGTTTTCTAGTCTTTCCCTTGAGTGGGGCTAGTCGGCGTTTAGACCAAAAGGTCTTCTTACCGATATACTTCATACCGTTAGCGGTATCAGTAATTTCATACACAAAACCCACCCATTGGGATAACTCCTCGTGGGTGGGCTTAAATTCTTTATTTTCATATAACCACATAGATCACCTCATATTACAGTGCTATTTAGTAGTCATCTTCCTCGTCATATCCGTCTTCTTCAATAATAACTGGATGTCCACACATGGGACAGTGGTTGGGGTCTTCGCCTGATATTACTTCCACTAGTGTCTCTTCGCCACATATCGGACATTCAATCTTAGTTGCTCTTGCCATTGTGTTCCTTCTTATGCCTCACATGCCGCACAGTTCATGATGTCTCTTACCAGTTCTTGTGCTGGATTAGCAGACCTCTGATAATAAAACGTCTTAACACCTAATTTCCAACCCTCAATAATCAATGCATTTACATCTTTAGCGGATACATCGGGGTGAATCATAATGTTTAAACTTTGTGCTTGATCTATATATTTCTGCCTTGCACCTGCCTGTTGGACAATTACTAGTGGTGTGATTTCACTGAACGTCTTAAATACACTCTTTTCGTTATCAGAAAGAAAGTCTAGGTGCTGAACAGATCCGCCATGCTTTAGGATAGACATCCATACTTCTTTATGATCTACAGGGTATTCGTTAATCACTGCATCAAGATACGGATTACGATATGTAAACTTACCTTTGGCAAGATCTTTAGTGAAGTAGTTAGATGCTAACGGTTCAATAGATGGCGATACTTGACCTAAGATGAAAGAAGAACTTGTTGTCGGAGCAATTGCACAAGTTGTGAGATTGCGCATACCATAACCAAGCATACCTTCTGGTTCGCCATATTCGATAGCCAACTCTTTAGATGCGGCATGGGAACGATCTTCAATAAACTTAGAAATCTCTACGGTGAGCATATGTGCTTCAAATGACTCAAATGGGATCATTCTAGATTGTAGATATGAATGCCAACCAAGTTGACCAAGACCTAATGCTCTCCAACGTCTAGCAAAATTGTTTGATGCTTCCATAAACTTGATACCATCAGTCTTTTCGATGTACTCTTCCATAACTGCATCAAGGAACCAGATCATAACTTCAACAGCATCTGTTTCTTTCCACTCGTCATACTTGAGCAAATTCATAGAAGCTAGGTTACATACAAATGATTCATCTTCTGATGATGGTAGTGCAATCTCTGAACATAGGTTAGATGCCCAAATAGGGATATTCTGATCACGTAGTGCTTTAGGACGTGCATTGTTTACTGTGTCTTTAAAGAACAAGTAAGGGTATCCACTTTCACGGCGTTTACGTAAGATCCTTGCCCAAATGGTACGTTTGTCAGCATCTCCATCAATCATAGACTGCATCCACTCATCACCAATCGTAACACCAAGGCTTAGATTGATAATAGAAGAACCCTCTTCACGACACTCAAGGAACTCCATGATGTCTGGACTTTCAATGTCAAGATATGCCGCAAAGGATCCTCTACGAACATTACCCTGTGCAACCACATCTACAGTAGTTTCAGTTAAGTTCATAAAGTGTACAGGACCATCTGCCGTACCACCTGATTTGATAGGTGTGCCACGTGAACGTAATGCACCAAAGTAACCCGAAGTTCCTGCACCCATCTTTGTTTGCATTCCAACTTCAGCAACCTTACCTAAGATGCTTTCCATGTCATCATCAATGAACACACCATTACATGAGATAGGTAATCCCTTTTGTGTTCCGTAGTTAGCCCATACAGGACTTGATAGTGAATAGAAACCACGACTCATATAGTCATAGAACTTATCACTCCAACCTGTATCTTCAATGCCAAGAGACTTCTCTGCCGCTTGTGCAATGTTACGTACTCTTTCTTCAACGGTCATGTTACCGTCAATGTATCCACGAGACAGGAATGTCCGTGAATCTTCGTTAGCCCATTCAAAGCCCATTATCTACTCCTCAAAATAAGTCATCGGCGGAAATGCCTTTACCTTTTGCATACTCAACAGGACGTTTCTGGAAGAAGTCTGTCATGTTTGCACCATACAGTTCTTCATCAAACCAAAAAGTCTCTTCAATGTGTCCTTCATCATATACGATTTCAGAACTATCTATGCCAATAGAATCCATGCTGTCTGCCATGCGTTTTGCAATGAAAGACTTTAGGATATCAGCACTTAGTCCGGGTGCAGAGTGTCCGTCCATAATCCAATCAATTACTTTGCTTTCTGCACGTAGAGATTCTACACACTCTTCTTTGATACGCTGTTCCATTTCATCATCAAACAATTCTGGATACTCTTCACGCAATGTTTGAATCAGCTTGATACCCACTTGAGCATGTAGCATCTCTTCATTACGTGTATATTGTACTTGTTGTGCACAGTCCTTCATCACTGCCTTATTACGATTCATGTGCATAATGATATAGAACTGCGAGAACAGACTAACATTTTCTACAAACAATGTAAAGAGGGCAATTGAATAAATGTATTGTTTACGTGCATCTTTGTAAACTTTCTTATTGTACTTACGAAGATAATCCACACGACCTTTAATAACGTCAACGTTTAGGTTCTCCTCAAATACATGAGTAAGATGTAATACGTCTAGGATCTTTTCATATGCCATATTGTGAATGACTTCTGAGTTAGCCATAGCGTAACCAAGATCTTTGATTGATGGGTGTGGTAAGTTATTGCCTACATCTGCCCAAAAGGATTTAACTGCGATTTCGATCTGACCAATTGCAGACATTGTTTTAACAACAACTTGCTGTTCTGCGGGAGTTAAATCATTTTTAAATTGTGAATAGTCTGAGCGGAAATTGAATTCTTCGGGTGTCCAAAAGCCTTTCCATATCGCCTCAATGAACTGTTTAGTCCATGGATAGAGATCTGGCTTTCTTGAAATTTGTTCTTCGAACAGCATGTAGGGGATTCTCCATAGAAAATGGGATGAGAGGATACTCATCCCAATTGGTAGTATTATATAGCATTATTGAGTCTTTGTAAATAGCTAAATGTAGTAAATAATCAAATTAATTCACTACATGTGACACTATTCCTCAGTTGGCTCTTCCTTTGGATCTAGAGCTTCCTCATAGTATCCAACAATAGCCTGAGTGTCTTTGATGTATCGGCGTAGGTCACCAATGCCTAGTGCTAGGT